TCGTTGATAACGGCAGGGGAATGATTCCATTCCAGGTTTTCATTCGCCATGATCCGCAACATTGTGGCATCGTCGATATTGCGGATTGGAATGTCAATAGTATCAACACTCAAATTTCTAAGCGCGATAAGTCGATGGTGGCCGTATCCTAGCTGAAAGAATCCCTTTTTCGTTGGGTGTGGACGTGCAATGATGTTATCCCAAAAGGTTGTTTCTTGAATTGATGTTTCAAGTCGCTTGACTTTGTCTTTGTCAATTGGATACGTCTTCATCCGTCGGTACGGATTCGGTTTGATCTTGGAAACTTTGATTTTCATGTTAAAATCTCCTTTCTGATTTGCTCCAATTCAGTGGAAGGCGATTCGGCTGCGTCTTTACCACTCAATTGTATGTTGTACGTTTCACCCTTATATCCAGACAACGAATCTACAAGTTTTCGTGCTGTATCTTGCGCTTGTTTTGTATTATCGAGGCATACAGCACGTATGGGGTATTTAGACATTTTGAGAACTTGTGCTGATGTGATAGACAAACCAAACGTAGCTACTGCGCCAGGACCAATGGCCCACACATCAATGGGACCCTCTACGATAACGATAGCATGTCGCGCGAAGTCTTCACCGTATAATAAGGTTTTGTGTGGAATGGTTTCGTATTCTGGTTTGGCAGAAAGATAACGCGGACGTATGTCCTCGTCAATAGCTCTAGTTGTCCAACTGACGCGTTCTCCCCGGTAAAATATAGGCAAGAACAAGCGCCATTGCATGGCGGGATTAGATAGGGCAATGCCTTGAACAGACCACAATTCAGCAATATACCGCCAATCGAATCCACGGGATTTTATATACCGCTTATGTGCGTTGTGTAGTGAGCCTACTTCAGCGGGTTTAAGGAATTGACCTGTGTGTAATTTTAGTTGCTGATGTTCGGGCCGAATACCCTTGGCAATCGTTTTGGCTTCTACATAGGTTATTCCAAATAGGACTGCCATTGTCTCGGTAATGGAGTGGTGACCACAGTTCCAGCAGTTGACGTATTTATTGGTGATGTCATATCCCATATGATATTTGCCACTGTTCGTGCCGCAGAATGGGCAGTCAAATTGCAACCATCCATATCGGGCATGGTGGTGGCCTTCGGGCGCTGTGCGTATTCCATTTGATTGTAATAACGTTTCAAAATCCATAGAGGTCATCGCCGTTTCAATTGGGATTATTTAATACTCTCACCTTGAAACCATAATAGGTAGTTCAACCATACTCCAACTATTTTCATCGTTACGTCTTAGTCTCAATACAAAATCAGTTCGCACGAGTCCTCCGAAAGTGTTCCGGGCATCCACCCATCCTATCACACAATATTCGGTGTTGCCCAAATACGTGACGCATTCCCTGGGGTTCTGATAGTCACCACGTAAAATACCGCCGAACCGTGCTGTACTTGGTGACTTGAGACGGTCTTTCACAAAGCTCTCCGCCATAGTCCACGCCTCGATTTTCATAGAGACGGAGTCTGGGGTTGATTCTGTTGGCGGCGACGGGGCTCTGTATGGTTTGTACTCACGTGTGTGTCTCGTGTTTGTTGGCTCCTGTAACCACAATATGAAACATACCATCATCGTCCCAACAATAGCAAAAAAGACCGTTTTATTCATAAGTCATTCTCCTTATGGAAGTTGGGTTTTTACCCTGTTGGGTTTTCTAACCATTTGCGAACGAGTTTCGCCAGTGTTTTAGTCATGGTGGTACCACGTCGCCGACATTCTGCGGAGAAAGCATTTTTCAGTTCCGCTGGAAAGGTTTCTCCAGTTTTGATGAATAGAATGGATGTTGGTTTTCGGCGTTTCATTTGTGTCCCCTGAGATATAATGTGTGGATGTTTAGCTGCTGGTCTTCGCGTTTACCGTCAAGCGTTTGAGTAACAACGCCTTGTTTTCTTTCTATGCGTTCGGCTACTGTAATATCAACCGTTCCTTTGGCAATAAAATAGTAGATGAGTACATGTTTGCTTTTCTGCCCGATTCGTCGGATGCGTTGCTCAGCTTGTTTGTGCCAACCGGGCACATCCCACAATTCAGCGAAAGCCAGTGTACTAGCTGCTGTGAGTGTGATAGCTTCTTTTGCAGCTAACGATCCAATAAATATGCGGATGCGTTTGGATGTTTGAAATCGTTTCACGACGCTGTGTTTTGCTTTGCCATTGGTTTTTCCGTAAACAGAAACGGCGCAGCGGGAAAATCGTTTTAGTATGGCATCGATTACAAAGTGATGGTGGGCAAACAATACGAGTTTACCGTCATTTTCTTCAAGAAACGATTCGATCCATTCGATGATTGCGGTTATTTTTCCTTGTGCTGCTAATCTGCGTAGATAGCCGTTGCGGACTAACCGCTCGGCTCTCCATTCACGGTTCTTTTTTTGGCCTTTGGTTTTGGCGATCCACGCTTTGAAATCGTCTCGTGCCTTGGTGTACTCTGACATATTGTCAATATGCACTAATTTGACAATCCGGCGTATACTGGGCAGTTCTTTTTGTACGTCTTTTGTCAGTCGTCGAATCATTCCCAATCGTTTCAGTTTGGCGCGAAGCAGTGGCAATTTACACGCCCCAGTAAAGTCGAGTCGTCCGTATACAAATTTTGGTTTACAGTAGCGTGTAGCGTACGGTAGGAAATGGGGAAAGGATTTGGGCCATAGCAGATTGATGGTCGAGTATAATTCAATGGGGCGACTGAGTAGTGGTGTACCTGATATGGCTATGATGTGGGGGATGTTTGCGCCGATTTTACGGATGATCTGCGTGCGGTCAGCACCCATAGATTTAATCATGTGGACTTCATCAAGGATCAGGCATTGTGGCCGCATGTGGCGGATGATAAATCGGGACCAGTATAGTGCGATTTCATAATTGATGACTATGCGTTTGTGCTGCTGAGGATCGAAATGTTTGGGGGCCGTGAAAGATTCACCTACCGTGGTGCGTAGTCTTGTGTGCTTGCGAGCTTGCTCTTGCCATTCCCATTTGGCTATAGCGGGGGATATGATCAGGGTGGGGGTTGTGGCTGTTTTGTTTCGGCGTAGGTAGTATAGAGCCTGAATGGTTTTGCCTAAGCCCATATCATCAGCCAGCAATGCGCGGCCATCAAGCCGTTCGATTGCTAATATACCTTGCTTTTGATATTTGTATAACGACGTCATGATAGGCTACATTCCCACAGTTCTGTCAAGCTTTCAAGCACTTGAGATTTGGTCCATTGCAATTTCGTTGTACAGTACCATATGATAGCATCGAGTGTGTTGGTTGGGTCGTCTGCATCAATTTCATTATCTAGTTCACGTGGGGGATATTGTAGCATTTGCCACACAGCCCATGCGTGGTCGGATACACGTTCACATTTGGTTGCGAATGTTGTGTGGTATGTTGGACATAGGGATTCTGCTAGTTCGGTATCGTATTTGATTTTGGGTTGTGTGTGTCGTGATTTTTTGCGTATTATAGAGATAAAACCCATTTGTAATTTGAACGCGAACCATGTTGTGAACGCAAATTGGTTGTTATATGTATGCAGACATTTCATAAATATTAGATGGCCTTCACCTATCCAATCATCAAAATTACCCTCATAGCGGTTGTGGAATTTCCAAACGTATTGATACATCAGTTTTTCACATTGTTCAAATGTTTCAGTTGCGATGTCTTCATGTAAAGCTTTGTCGGCCGCTATGTCTGTGTGCAGAGCGATGCTAGACATTTAATACCTCCTGCGTTAGTATTTCAGTCCGCGTTCATGGCACAGTTAGTATATCTACGACAGCCTAGTCGGTAAAGCGAAAAGCTTAGAAATCTAAGCTTTTTGTTTTCGTTTAATCTGGGGTTTTATTTAGTAAACAGTTAAGTACTTTATGTAAGTTGTCATGCCGCATTGCACTGCGCCCGTTCAGATAATTGTACAATGTTTGGGTGGATTTGAGTTTTGCGATTTTGGCAAGCTTGTATCGACTCCATCCCAGATTCTTACGGATAGCCTCAATTGTGTGCCGCATGAGATTTTCATCGAGAGATTTTAGTGCTGTCTCAATGCGTTGTTTTGACGTGTCCATTTTCTTCAGGTTCCCCCATCTATTGTTTCGAGATAAATAGAGTGACAGTCCATAAAGGATTGACGCCCATGCAATCCACAGTTGGGGCATCGCGTTCGTTGTCCTTTGGTTAGTCGAATGCGAGTAATATATTGAGGGCTTCCGAATGCGGTTGTGAGGGCTTTTGCTTCCCATATTTTAGTAATTACTCCGAGCGTATCATGACGACAATCGGGCATTCGATGTACACATACTTTACTGCCAATTTGAAATGGTGTGTCGGGTATGGTTTTCATCGTTCTACCTTTCCGCCATCCTTTCCAAGCCCCCGCCTATGCCAGCGCGGGGGCGTTAAGGGGCTCTATGCCTCCTTGGCTTTGATTGCCAACCATTCTTTGCTGAGGTAGTAATTGACCTTGTCCGTAACCTCAATGGCGGTCTCCGTGACGCAACCGGTTACTTCCTTGCCACCCACCTCGCAAGAGATAGACGTGCGGCGCGGCAGAAGTGGCGTGGTACTTGCCGGGTAGTCGGTTGCCGCGCGAAACGTACTGGCCTCAAAAATGAATTGCCCGCCAGCAAGTGTTGTCATTGCAATAAAGTCCATCGTCTTTCCCTTTCCAAAATGCTAATGTCTATATTGTTTATCTTCTTTACTATACTATTATAATAGTATTATATTATAATAGATGGGCAAGGGAAATCTTGGGATTTTTGAATAAAAGTACGGGTTTTTCGGATGGATGTGGGGTTTTACCGCAGAATCCCTATTTTTTCTATGCGAAAATTATAGTAATTTTGCATATATGGCGTATACTTAATGTATGTACGTTCGGTTTTTGTATGGGAAGGGATAGCATGGTACAAGCAACATCTAAGAAAAAGTGGATGCGGAAATGGAAACCCGAATTGGCTATTGTGGGTTATGAATTAGCGCGTGATGGTTTGAAATTGTCCCAGATAGCAAAGGTCCTGAACATCAGTAAACCCACAATCGATAATTGGATTCAAACACGTCCAACATTTCGTTTTGCAATTCGCCGAGGACGTCGCTGGCGTAAAGAATCACGCAAATGTACATACGATATGGGTGATTATGTATACGATAGATTGAGTGAGCCAATGAGGTTGCTGTGGCATAAATTAGATCGTATGCATAGGGCAAATGTAGGCATTGAAAAAGTGGAAGCGATGTTCGCCAATTATGGAAAAGATTTTCGTCAGCATTTGTTCTTGTGTGCCCTTGTAAAATCTGCGTTTTCTATCGCTGCTGCTTGCCGTAAAGTGGGCATCAAACGGGCCACATTCCAAACATGGTATTTAGATTCTGATTTTCAAAAACTTGTCCGTGAAATTGAGGACATAAAAGACGATATGTTTGAGAGTAGTTTAATTCGCAAGGTGCTTGATGGGAGTGAGCCAGCTATATTAGCAGTGGCGCGGTCACGATTGAAAAAACGAGGATACGGGGATAGAGCATCACTGGATGTCAATGTGCAAGGTCAAATAGATCATAACCATAAAATGTTCCCCATGGAAAGTTTGAACTTGCCACTGCCTATCCAGAAACAAATACTTGCACATTTGCGTACGGCGAAAGCGATAGATGCTGAGGTTGTCGCATGATTGGGTTTCGTGAATACGATGTGATTCGGAGTATCACGCGGAAATCTTTCTACGAATTCGTGAAAGAGTTTTGGCCTATAGTCGTACAGAACGAACCGCTGCAATCCAATTGGCATATTAAGTATTTGTGCTGGGATGCACAACGCGAAGTGGAACGAATATTAGCACGCAAAAAGAAACGTTACGATTATATCATATACAACATCCCTCCGGTGAGTCTCAAGTCTACGATATTTGCGATATTTTTGCATGGATGGATATGGGCTAAAAATCCATCTATGAATTTTATCGGTTGTTCTTATGAGCAAAATCTGATGGTGGGGCATGCACGCAAAGCTAGAGATTTGATTCGGAGTGAACAGTATAAAGCTTGTTTTCCAGAAGTTGTAATTCGCGGTGATATGAATGCTGTTGGCACGTATGGCACTAAAGCGGGGGGTGTGCGATTTAGTGCGGGCACACAAGGTAGCATCACGGGGAAGCATGGGGATTTGGTGGTGATAGATGATCCGCTGAATCCTAGGGCAGCGAGGTCTATTGCAGAAACGAAAGCTGTCAAAGAGTTTATCTTAGAAGCATTGCCATCCAGAAAGCGCGCAATTGATTTGGTACCCACTATACTGATAATGCAGCGGTTGTCTCAGGAAGATCCAACAGGATTTCTTTTGGATATGGCTGAACGTGCGGAAATTCGTGTGAAGCATGTTTGTTTACCTGCTACACTATCTCCATTGGTAAAGCCTGCAAGCCTAAAAAAATACTATCACGATCAAGGCAAACTACTCAATCCCCAACGTTTAGGTTTGTTGGCACTTCAAGAGCTCAAAGCAAGTGGCGATTTTATGTACGCCGGTCAATATGATCAGTCACCCGTACCTATTGGTGGGGGTATGTTTCAGGCTGATAAATTGTTGATCAAAACACCTCCCGATCCTACCAATCCAAGAAAATGGGTTAAACAAATTCGGTATTGGGATAAGGCTGCTACATATGATGATGGGTGTTGGACTGTAGGTTTGCGGCTGGGTAAAGATTTGGATCAGAATTGGTGTATTTTACATGTGGATCGTTTTCGGTTAGAAAGTGCTGCGCGGGAAAATCGGATGAAGCAGCGTGCCGAGTTAGATGGTAAACATGTGGTTGTTGGGCTTGAACAAGAACCGGGGGGCTCAGGCAAAGGGGACGCGCAGGCATCTACACGCAATCTAGCTGGGTGGCGTATTGTAGTTGATCGGCCTACTGGTGGTAAAGAATTGCGTGCTGATCCTGTAGCGTCTCAAGTGAATGGGGGAAATGTTTATCTGGCACCTGAGGGGTATATTGATGGATTGCCAGAGGCATGGCATGCACCATTTATTGGGGAGATACAATATTTTCCATTCAGCAAATTCAAGGATCAGGTTGATGCGCTATCTGGAGCATTTGGGCAGACGTGTCAGGGCACATTCCAAATAGGATTCAACAATCTTTAATCGTGAGGATAGATCATGGCCAAGAAAAAGGTAGTACGCAAGGCAAAATCGTCGGTTGAGGATCAACAATTGCAGGGATCGTATCTAAACGTGTTGCGATCTCAAGCACGTGTGAATTCATTGTTGCAGTATTTGAGTCCTGGGTTGGACATTGATTATGAATGTCGGTATCCAGCAGATATCGAATCGTCACAATGCCGCAAGTTGTTTGATCGTAATGGGGTGGCGCGTCGTGTGGTTAATCTTTGGCCTGATGAATGTTGGGTGGGTTTGCCAGATGTGTTTGAAACGGAAGATACAAAGGATGAAACTGAGTTTGAAACGACGTGGGATTTGCTGCGTCAAAAGAAACATGTTCTGCATTTTTTGAAGCGTATGGATGTACTATCGGGGATTGGTAGTTATGGCATAATGCTTTTGGGTATAGACGATGGTGGCAAGTTAGATACCCCAGTGGAGTCGGTTGAAAGTGCATCTGGTGTAATGCCTGATGATTTTACAGGTGCTGTAAAGAAACACCGTTTATTGTTCTTGAAATGCTTTGATGAATCGGCTGTAACTATTGAGAAGCGCGAACCTAGTACTAACAGCCCCCGTTATGGTTTGCCTCTGTTTTACAAAGTGACAATGGAGGATGTGACTACGGGGGGCACGCAAGGCATTTCCAAGGATATTCGTATTCATTGGACACGAGTACTTCATTACGCAGACAATCGTTTGACGAGTGAGTTGTTTGGCGAATCTCGATTGCAGGCCGTATACAACAATCTTCTCGATTTGCGAAAAATTAGTTCTAGCAGTGGTGAGATGTTTTGGCGTGCGGGTATTAGTGGTACGGCATGGGGTGTCGATCCAGAACTTGTACCAGCGGGCACGACGTTGACCGCAGATCAAAAAACTGATATGAAGGAAGCACTGAGTGATTACTACGAGGGTATGCAACGTTATTTATTTTCTTCTGGCATGAAAGCTCAAGACATAGCGCCGAAGCTTACTGATCCCGAGCCCTATATCAAGTCCCAGATTTTACTCATTTGTATTGGCATTGCCGTTCCATATCGCGTTTTCATGGGTACTGAGGAAGGCAAGTTGGCGGGTGGCCAGGATCGAAAAACGTGGTTGGAGCGAGTGGGTGGACGACAGGAGGGTTATGTAACACCGTTAATAATTAGACCCTTTGTTGAACGGTTACAGTTATTGGGTATTTTGCCCATGACAAAAGAGCCATTTATTGTTAAGTGGCCTGAACGTGATATACCTACCCCGAAGGAACAAGCCGAAACAGCGAAAGATCAAACCGAGGCTATGTCCAAGTACGTCCAAGGCCAAGTTGATGCATTGATGTCGGAAAAGGATTTCTTGGTTACAGTTTTGGGCCTTGATGAAGATCAAGCAGAATCTATAGGTGACAATGTTGTGGATAGAGAAGATGATGGGGAGGATTTAGAAGAGCTAGAATTGTCCAAGCCTAAAACACAGCCCGATGAAGAGCGATAATATATATGGATATATAAATCGCTTTTTGCTGGAGATAAATATGAAGTGTAAACGTAATCGTCGCGTCAACGGTTTTGTTGCGGTCCACATGACACGGTGTTGGAAGTTTTTGTTTCCGGATTCACTCACTGCACAATTAGGATTGCGGCGATGTTGGGGTGGCAACGCTAACGGGAGATACTGGAAGCGCTGTAAGTATTTGGAACGATGCTTGCAGCAACCAGTGGATTGTTTTCTCAAAACACCTGTGTCCTATCGATACGAAACACCATGGATGGTTTTGGACGTACCCAGTAAGGAACGAAAAAGATGCCGACGCACTGGTTGAATTTAGATCCTTCCCGTACATATTCATTGCGGATGCGGTATGTGCGTGATATACGCAGGCGGTTACGATGGTTGGATAAAGAGTTGTGGAATCTAATTGTGACATTGGATGCGTTTGGTTTAGAAGAAACCCAACCATTTCAATTATCTGCACATCACAACGTTATCCGTCACCAATACAAGTTTTTGACTAATCCGCAGAAGGTGAAGCAATTTAGGGCGTGGCTTACTCAGCAGGTGGATGCGGGAGTGTTGGGCGTTGATTTGCCTACAAGTAAAGATGCGTGGACTGCAACGTATGTTGATTCGGCGTATCGCAAAGGAATGATGCGCTCATATACGGATGTCCACAAGGCCGACTTGGCGGTTTCTCCAGCTTGGTATGGAGGATCGAAAGAACAGTTTTTGAAGAGTGCGTTCCTTCAGCCGGAAATGCTCAGCAAAATTGAAATGTTGTATGAGCGCGCGTTTGAAAATATGAAGGGTCTGACTGATACAATGAAAGGTCAGTTGGGCCGGATTTTAGCAGATGGTGTAGCACATGGACAAGGCGCAAAGAAAGTAGCGCGGGAAATGCGAAAGTCTATTACGTTACTTTCGCGTGGAAGGGCATCAACTATCGCAAGAACCGAAATTGTTTATGCCCATGCGGAAGGGCAGCTTGATAGTTTTGAGTTGTTGGGTGTGGAGGAAGTATCAGCGAAGGTCGAATGGTCAACGGCGGGGGATGATCGTGTGTGTGTTGCTTGCGAGGATCAGGAGGGAGAGGTTTATAAGGTGAAGGATGCGCATGGTTTAATCCCACACCATCCAAACGGACGTTGTGCTTGGATTCCTGCGGAGAATGTGCCCAAAACAAAGTCGAAACGCAAGCGATAGCGGATGGACTATTATAGGTAATAAAGCAGAAAACATTTATAGATAGGGATGGAATTGGTATGAGTAAATCTTCTACAATAATCCGAGTTTTTCCGAGACGAACTAGTGCGACTCCCGTTGATTCGTTAACGGTCATAAATAGGGGTCCAGGATTGGGTTTGGGTTATGATTTTGATGCAGTGGATGAGGTTCATGTTTCGTGTACGTTTACATGGGATTTACCGCGCGCTCATTGGTTAGTAAGGCAATGGGGAAGAGTGGCTGATGTAAAATTAGGAGGCCCAGCATTAGATGCAAAGGGTGGTGAATTTGTTGTCGGTAGGTATCTCAAACCAGGATGTGTCATAACGTCGCGAGGCTGTCCTAATCATTGTTGGTTTTGTGCGGCGTGGAGACGAGAGGGGCGAAAAATAAGGGAATTGGAAATTAAGGATGGATGGAATGTGTTTGACAACAATATTTTGGCGTGTTCTGAAAAACATGTTCGGAATGTGTTTAGGATGCTTCGACGGCAATCTGAACCGATAGAATTTACAGGGGGTTTAGAGGCTAAGATTTTGCAGCGGTGGCATGCGAAGTTGCTTGCATCTATTCGATTTAATTCTGTGTATTTTGCTTATGATACACCGGATGATTGGGAGCCTCTTGTTAATGCGTCTAAATTGCTACAATCTGTGTCTGGACTCAATTTTAATTCAGCTAAATCACTTTCAAGTTCAGACATAATTTCGTACAAGTTTCGTTGTTATGTTCTTATCGGATATAAGAAAGATACGATTGAAAAAGCGGTGGATAGGTTGACGCGCACGTGTAAGTTAGGATTCGTGCCGTTCGCTATGTTGTTTAATAAAGATATACAATCTGGGGAGTGGCGCGCAACTCAGCGGTTGTGGTCAGGAAACAAAAGGCAGGTATCAGCAAAATTCAAAAGTATATTAACAGGTGCACAATAATCATCTTATCGATAATACTAATGAGGTATAGAAATCTTAACCTATATTGTGAGGATGAAATGGATTTACACCAGCAGCAACAAAGTGCATTGGTATCGCGAACCGATTCAGAAGAGATTATGGAAGCAAGGAAAATGCTTGTTTTGAGTTTCAATTGTTTTGTGGATGGTTACGGTTTTTCTGAGCCCGATTGTGCGGGTGTACATTCAGCAGAGGTTTTGTTAGATTCATTTATCGAGTATGCAAATAATATTCGGATTGATAAGATTATACGATGTTAGTTTTCCCGCTTGGTGGGGCGCACCTACATGGGTGCTACACCGCTTTTCGTTGGGAGGGGGCACTACGGTGTGGGTTAGTAGTAGATAGGCCGCTACAGGGGCTGCTAGGAGGCTAGAAATGGGTGTGGGTAATTTTGATATAGACGATTATAGCGTTAGAATTGAAAGACTGCTTAATTTTCTGCGCGATTATGCCGTCAGTGCAAAGATTGAAGGGGGAGAAGCGCAGTTGGCAACTATCAAATCAGAGGTTGAGGATTTAGTAGAACAGACCAAGAAATTGAAAGATTTGTTTGTGAATTATGGGAGCGATTCAAATGGAAGCACAAGAAACGAATCAGGATAGCACATCCAAATCTCTCTGTTTTGGTTCTGGATTTGAGTTGTGGAATAGTGATACAGCATTGGGGAGAGCTTTGCGGGAGCAATTTCCAGGTGCGGTGACGTCTTTAACGTTGTTGATTTCTGTAAACGAGCCCCCAACAATAACTGTGACGTATGACAACCTGGATGTTATGTTGTGTGATGATGTGCCTGATATCATTAAGACGTTTGTGCCCAAAGAGCAACCACCTGAGTTAGATAACAAAGAAGAAACGGAGTAAACGCATATGTTATCATTGCGACATTATGATGCAGTTAAAGCGGGTACGCTGAAAGAACCGCCATGGATGAAGAGGTTTCACGTGCATTGGCCTGAATCGTCTGTGCGCTGTTGGCACATAGAGCGGTTTAATGTAGAGTTAAATATAGAAGCTTTGCTTTGCTATCGTGAGGGTAGGGGGATGTTTCCGGGGAATTACACGCGTTTGGTACATGATATCAGAGGCGTTGTAATGAGTGACACTACAGCAGAAATCTGGGATATGAAACCCTTTTACGCATATGCAAAAGGCCGAATTTTGATTCATGGTTTGGGATTGGGTTGTATGGTGAAGGCATTGCTATCAAAACAATCTGTCACACACATAGACGTTGTAGAGGTAAATAAGGATATCATTGATTTGGTGGGCAAGCATTTCAAAGATCCACGTGTAACTATTTATTGGGGTGATGCGTTTACATACAAGTGGCCTACGCAAACAAAGTGGGATTGCGTTTGGCATGATATTTGGGATACTATCAATTCAGATTACAAACCACAGATAACAACGCTGAAACGTAAGTTTGGGGGGCGTTGCCGTTTGCAGATGTCATGGTTGGATGAACTGATCGGATAGGAGCGATTCAAATGGACAAGACACAGCCCACTCAGTCAGACCGTGAGAAGTACATAGCGATGCGCCCCACTTGTCACTTTCAGTTGATGGGTACCTGTGAACACCCGAAGTATCGGGGCAGGTATATCCTGTGCTCTCGACAAAACTGCCCTCGGATAGAAGAGGGGAGAACGGCCCAGAAGCCAAACCGGCAGGGAAGTGTTAAATAATCCGATCCAGAATCTAAAGGGCGAGCAAGGATGGGAATGAAGAGATGGCATTGACGCGACGAGAATTCGGTAAGCTGGCGGCCGGTGCGGCGGCAGGGGCAGTGGTTCCTGTGGTGGTTCAGGCAGAAGCTTCGCCTGTGGCGACAGTTGCAAGAGGAGGCATTCTGGATATCGGGCCGTGTATGCATGTTTTCATGAACCACGAATGTAAATACACAGGTTCTGCTGTGGAGTGTGACCATACGTTTGAGCGATGCAAGGAGTTGGGCAACAGCATCAACTTTGGTGGTCCACCTATCTCGCCTTATAAGTCTGCCTATGGGCATTCGGGCTTATACCTCGACGGTCTGTGGTGTGGGCATATCGAATCGGCCGGAACGCCTGGTCGCAGTGTTTTAACGTGGCTGATATTTGGGGATGATCTACAACCGCAGCGGCTGCGTGTTTGTGTGCGGGGTACGCTTATGTCGCCGCTTTGTCGGACAGGAGTAAATGATATCTATAAATGTGAAATTGTTAACGGGGGGTTTTCATGGAGTGCGACGGTCGAGATCCTGGAGACTATTTTTTGGCCGTCTGGGGCAGATGTGTTACTGGCGGTTGATGGTGACGTGGTGATAACAGGCATGGTAGATAGTGGTGAAGGAGTACTATGATGGCCTTGACACGACGGGAATTTGGGAAGTTGGTGGCCGCTGCGGTGGTTGGGGGTGTGATGCCTTTGGTTGGCGCAGGGGCTGCTGTGAAGGGTAAGACGATTGTGGGCCGCGATTTCCGTGTGTTCTTTCAAGGGCGGGAGGTCGGCCGGACGATACCCTTCAAGTTACACGGGGGAAGTGTTAAATAAACTGATTGGATAGGAGCGATTCAAATGGACAAGTTGATACCACCCGAACCAAAGGAAACAACTACGCAACCATCTCAAAAGATATGGATTGTCAGGCAAACGGTTCTTGTTACTTATGTTGTGCGTACAGATACAAGGCGGGAAGCGTTGAATGTCACATCATCTGGCCATCTCCAACCACGTAAAACAGTGGTGACGAAGCAAACGTGTTATCAGCATATAGACAAACCCCCGAAATATAGGAAGAAAGAATAAAAATAATCCGATGTCATCATCGGTTCAATATAAGTGACAAACAGATAGCAAAAAATCAGTAGTGTTGTACAAAGGAGTCAGAACGATGAAGTGTAATAGAAATTTATTGTTGATTGTATTACTGATTGTATCCGCAATTGCGTTTACTGGATGTACAAAATACGGATACGAAGTGCAGTTGGCAGGGGGGGATAATGTAACACGGGGGGCTGTGGGTGTGATTGCGGATGCGAACAACAGCAGCATTGGTATTGAGGTGGTGGGGGGATCGGATTTCGAGGATGATGATGTTGCTGTGGGTTTGTATACTAAATTCAATATGGGTGATGTTGCTGGCGATGTTCTAAACAGAGCAATACCGGGTGAGTGGGGGTTGGCACAATATCCAGCGAAGTTGTATGGTGGTGTGTCTGTGCTGTATGATACGGCTTATCATAATTGGATTCTCAAGCCTAGTACGGAACTGCGATTCTTTCCTGATTGGCCCGCACAGCCTACCGTATGGTTGGATTACTATCTATCGGAAAGCAACAGCGATAATATAGACGATGAGATCAAGTTGCTGTTTGGTCTTACCATACCGATAGGCACGCAACCGGAACTGTAGGCATAAGGTCATAAAATGTCAAAACGTTTGAAAGCCCCATTTCCGTATTTTGGTGGTAAAGCTACAGTCGCCTCTGTGGTTTGGAAGGCTCTGGGTAATGTGGGGCATTATCTGGAGCCTTTTTGTGGTTCGTGTGCTATCTTGTTAGCAAGGCCACGTTGGAATTCACAGCGCCATGTAGAAACTGTCGTAGACAAGGACGGTCATATAGCTAATGTATGGCGCAGCTTGCAATCCAATCCGGATGAAGTAGCTAAGTGGTGTGATTGGCCGGTTAATCATGCAGATCTGATTGCACGTAAACGCAAGCTCAATCTTAATACGGAAACATTGTTGGAACGATTATGTGCCGATGATGAGTATTACGATTCCAAGTTGGCTGGGTATTACATATGGGCTGCTTCCTGTTGGATTGGGCATGGTTTGATTTGTCCGGGTCAGAGACCTCATTTGGTTAAAAGTGCGGGCGTGCATGCTAAGGGTCAGAGACTACATTTGGCTTCTACTGGTAAGGGCGTACAAGAACCTTACAACACGCCAATTTATGAATGGTTTCGGAAATTGAGTGAACGTTTGCGAAACGTCCGAGTGGTTTGTGGTGATTGGTCGCGTGTTTGTGGTGGCGATTGGCAACATCAAGTATCGCCTGCATCACCTGTAGGTATTTTTTTCGATCCACCTTACAGTGATGTGGCTGATCGTCGTGCAGGGATTTATGCTGTGGACAGTCTCCAAGTGGCCCATGATGTAAGGCATTGGTGTTTGAAGCGAGGTAGTCGTAAGAAATACCGTATTATTTTGGCTGGTTATTACGATGAACATAAGGAGTTGTTGCAACATGGATGGTGTGTGCATCGTTGGAAGGCTGGTGGTGGTTATGGGAATATTTCAGGCAAAAAGCAAACACGAGGCAAAACCAATAGGCATAAAGAGTGTTTGTTTTTAAGCCCCAACTGCCTGCGTTCCAAAGGCTTGTTAGATTTGCATTAACGAGCAAGCGATAATATAGGTAGATACAAGGATGTAGGTTTTGACGATCAAGGAGGCAAAAGTTAATAGAGGTGCTGGCGTCAATAATTATTTTGCTAAAATGGATTGGGTCGTTAATTGTTGTCTTACAGGCCAGCACCTCTATTTGACAAGTGAATATTTCAGTCTATGCGACTGGTTGCCGCACCTTGCTAAAACCGGATTTCGATATATTGCTTTGGTTGGCTTGAAACACCCACTATGTGATGTTATCGGTTCGCGTACAGAAACTAGGCAACCAGTCTCATTTTTGACTCCTCCGAGGAACTGGGAGGCTTATAAACCTCCGCACACCTGTCTCCAGATAAGTTCTCCCGGTTTCCTTTTACGAAAGGCGGTACGTATGAAATATCGATTAATTGGATTCGTGTTTGTTTTCGTGGTTGGTGTATTGCCTGGGATTTTAGCGGTAACAACACCAATCAAGGCAAATGAAGCTGATGAGGATACGACGTGTGTGCAGGTGTTTTTGGAGATACCCTCAAACATCGATCCAAACCTAGTGCCCATTGATCCTGAATCTGGTCGGCGTTTGTATCTGGGTGTATGTGATGCTTATGCTGGACAGGATTTGGTGATTCGGGGACGTGCTTGCGACCCAAACACACAACAAACAGTTACATTGTATTATTACGATAGTGGTGAATCAATCCCGTTGAATGAGCATGGTGACTATACGATTGTATATCAGTGTGCGACAACGGGAGTATTCCCGCTAACGTTGATAGTTACAGACGACCATCCCGATCAGAAATCATGTGTGGGCACTTGGATTGTACGGGTGCATACAGAGAACAGGCCCCCAGTACTTACGTTGCAAACATCTACAGCGCGGATGCGCCTGAAGCAAAAAGCGTTGATGGAGTTGGCTAAGCGTGAAGGTACGCATGTGTTGAGACGTCGAGGATACGTTCTCGTTTCCCAATAAATCATCACCCTCCTGCTTGGGGGAGCGGCAGACCAGCTTTGATTTATGTCTATTGAAGATACGATGCCGCTCCCTTTTTGGTTTAATTTCGATCAAGGAGAATAAAATGAACGTGTGGCTTGTTAAACGACATTTGGAAAACATATATTTGAATCAGTATCATGGATGGACACGGAATATAAACCATGCCCGCACGTTTCCGACCAGACGCGCAGCACGATACGTCAGTCGTGGTACCCCAATAAAAGCAACAGTCACCATACGGGAAAGAGGATAAAATGCAGACAGAGACAAGGCTTGACAGTGCGATCTCATCATCTGTACAGAACATCATGAAAAAGAAGTTCGCCGCAGCGTTGTTTGGCATGTGGATACTGAGTAAGGGGGAAGCACCACCATGGATGATTTTTGGCTTGGCTATAGCGGTGATTATAGCTCAGCTGGTGCAAGACGTGATGGCCCAGCGATCAGGCCATCCTGTGCCGTCTCCGGAGCCAGAGACACCTGATACAGAGACTTCAGTGGAAAGCCCAGCCAGGGAATTGAAATGAAACCGGATATGCGATTTGTAGTTTCAACATCTTCTAGCAACGCACAGGTTGATTTTGCTGCATTGGTGAGAAGATTTCCCAACATGTCGTTGGGAGATTTATCCGATCTTGGTTTGATGTTTGGAGTTACGTTTCGATTTCGGTTGGTCGAAATAGATCCGTTTTTATGTGACGCATGGAAACGTAAAGTTGCAGGGGAAAGATGAACCCCAACAGACCTAATTAGGAGCAAGATAATGGGTAGGAAAAGTTCTAATCCACCACCGCCGTCGAATGTGAAACCACCTCCTCCGCCTTCACCATCCAGTCCATGTAATTGGTTTAGACCATGTGTGCATACCAACCAATCACAAGATCAAAAATTCAAAGAATATAAACAAGATACGCGCCCAAAACGGAAAGGTTGGGCCCCAGGTCAGTATGTGCATACTTGTCCTAGATGTGAAGATTCATACATAGGAGACAAACTGGCGACAGAGTGTGCGGATTGTGCGTATATGTCGGACATCATATACAGAATCTATGCGCCGAGTGAAGCTAATGAAGGCCGTCTGTTTGGTTATATGCGTTTGTGTGGTTGTGAGCCTTTGTATCTACCTGTCGGTCTATGTGATTCGGAGATGGGACTTGCATCCCAGACGCACGGTTGGATGGACTTAGGGTTTTGGCGATCTTGGGCTGGCCACACACTCAGCGATTTTAGATTGGAGAGAATAGAATGAAATTTCTAACTATATTGCTATCGTTGATTAGGAAGGTATTCAAACTCTTTGTCCGGCACCAATCACCCCGTAGAAAGTGGAGAACGAAATATGAGTTGCTACGCAGACAACGTGACGATTTGTCGGATTTGCATGCAAAGGCTTTGGCTCGTAGTAATACCACTGATGTCCTGCGTTATTATAGGCAGTGGATGCAAACCAGCAGACGTCTCGCATCCCATCGTGCTACAGGCAAGCAAAGCGGTTATATTGATTGATCCGAACACACCATTTGTTGCACCTTATTCTGCGGTGGTAATGCGGCGTGGCAGGTATCAGAATTTGGTGGAAGCCGAAATGTGGGCTGTATCACGGGGATATGCGGGCGACTGAAAAGATGACAGCGATACTATATGTAGTGATTGAAAAGGCAATCCATATTAAAAAGTAAGAAGCGCATAATGAAACTGATCAAGCTCACTCAAGGCCAATACACACTTGTCGATGACAAAGTCTACGCGAAACTTTCTAGATACAAATGGCGTGCCCAGTGGGACAAGCACACGCAGAGCTTCTATGCCGTACGAAACATTCGCCTGCCCAATGGCAAATGGACTACGGAACGCATGCACCGACGCATCTTATGCCTGAAACATGGTGACAAACGACAGGGGGATCATATCAATCACGATACACTGGACAATCGCAGGTTTAATATCCGAATCGTCACGGCAAGTGAGAACCGGCAGAACAATCGGGGCAAAGGATACTACAAAGCGGGAAGGAAATTTAGAGTCAAGATCAAAGTGGATAATGTAGAAATATATCTTGGAATGTTTAACACGCCAAGCGAAGCCCGTGCGGCATATTTGGCGGCAAAACGAATCTATCATCCATCGGCACCTATTCTAGGATAGTAACACCAACAAGTTATGCGGGAGAACAAAAAGCAGATGTTTCGGTGGACATACATAATGTTTGTGGTTGGGGATCGACGATGGTGTGAACGCATTTTCGTCATTTCCCTTCTTGCCGCATCTGTATCTCCGATAGCAATCATAGTTCAAACAATGGGGGAAGTCCGCTGTCGCACAATAAGCGGTATCGTGCGACAATCGCGCCAGAAGCCCAGCACGTATGGTTAGTTTCATACACACCCTTACTTAAAAAATACCTTTTAAAATTTAGTTTGTTATGTGCGAGAGTAAAAGGGTTGGGGGATCATGTAGGCTCACGACCCCAACCCTTTGCTTTTTAATATGCTGGAGGCGATATGAAGTCCAATGATGAACAAGTGCTGGTGGTAGATCGTAGAGCTTTGAGTCAGCATATTGCACATCCCTCTGGGTTATTAGTGGGCTGCAAAGGTGTTCGTAATTTATTAAAGCCCCTAGCATCCGATTTTTGCAACATACGGTTTATGCTGCGGTCTGAAGCCGAGCAGGATTCCAAAGTTAAACAAATCATTCCGTATGTTATCATTACGGACGGCAGTAGGTTTTTGAGTTATACTCGGGGTAAGCAGTGTGATGATAGGTTGAAAGCAAAGCTTAGCATAGGCTTTGGGGGACATATAAATCCAACAGATCAACCACAATTTTTGGCGGATTTATTGAATGCCTGCGTGTATCGTGAATTGCATGAAGAACTTGTATTGCCAAGCAAGTACACGCAGAATATTGTGGGTGTAATCAATGACGATTCAAATGAGGTGGGCGAACGTCATTTCGGTTTGGTGTACTGGCTGTGCGTAAGTGATTTGAATGACATGCAGATAAATTCTGCTGCGGAGATTTGCAACTTATCTATTCTTAATACGGAGTCCGACGCGCCGCTTGGCCGGGCAGAGTTTTGGAGTCAATTGTGTTGGGTGCATAGGATATCGCTGGCGGTGGAAAATGAAGTGGGCACATTTCGTTGTGAAATCAGACCATGAGTAAAATGAGGTATGATATGTTGAGTGCAAAAGATTTACTTCCATTGTCGTGGGATGAATTGTTAAAGATGGATGCCTTCCGAGAAGCTATTTGGAAGGGATTGGGTGAGAAGGGACCGTGGGAGCATGACCTGCGAGCGGGAGGTATAGGCAGTGTCGGGGCGGCAGTGGGAGGTTATTGCAGAAAATGCAAGAAAGGAGGCTACGAATTATTTGGATCTGACGAGCCCTGCCCCGTCCCACCGCCGATCAAGGACCCAGCCGAGGTGGTGGCGGTCAGATTGAAAGGGCGGGCATGGAAGCAGAAATCATCCGTTAAGGATTTTCTCGATCACATAGCGTCCATTCAAGACGCGTTGAGAATTAAGGGTTCTGTGTGGGTATGGTTTGGGTGGGAAGCCACTCCCATCCAGCAAATCATCGTCTGTTTGTTGGTATTGGGATTGATTGGAGTATGACATGAGTAAAATATCAAAACAAAAAGCTAAAGACCGTAGATGTTTTAAGCTGATCAACGTCGAGCCTCCAAAAGAAACGGAAAAAGTTACGTGTCCCCAGTGTGAGTTTGTACAGTACAAGAAGGATTATTGTAGTTTGTGTGGGCATGATTTACGGTGAGTTTGCAGAGAAAGGTTAGATCGATGAGCGATCCAATTTGGCAAACTAAGAAACAACAACAAGCTTTTTACGCGGTGTTGGTTTGTTTTGGTTTGATGCTCATTTTGGTTCTCATTCGATTGGCACAGATTTATTTGTAGGAGATTGGAATGATATCGCATTGGAAAACATGGTTTTGGATAGGAGTCATTGTTCTTATCGTTACTGCCACACGTGCCTGTTTCGGTCCAATAGATGCATCCCGGCAACGCGATATGAATACCACGAGTCATATTTGTTTTGTGGCGGCAGTTATTTTGTATAAGTTGGACGAGAAAAAAGGAAATGAGAAATGAATGAGCAAGAGATAGCCTTTTGGGGCAACACACCCCAACATACGATTGACTATGCTAATGAGGTTTGTGCCGAAAACCGGCAACGAAAGAATATCCAGAAATACGCAGACCTTAGTGATGTTGAGCTGCGAAGAAAAATAACACGGGTATTGGAGCCTGTGCCAGCTAAGATTAGTTCTGTAGAATACAATCCTTGGGCACACCAGATTGATGTGGATGTTGATGTTGTGGGTGCAAACATTTCTACAGTTACGAAATGCACGAAATGCCATAAGGATAATGTGGATGTGTATCTTCCCTGTTCTATTCCAACTGGTGCGAATGGAAGCTGGGCGGATCTTGCGGACAAGTTATTAATGCCTCTAAATAGAGGGAATTTGTGTGCCACCGTTCGCAAATTTCCATATATGCTAGAAGGCAATGTTGGGTCGTTGGCTACTGGGTTGCTTACTTTTATGTATAAATCAGCCCGTGTCCGTTGTTGTATTCTGTTGGGAGTGTATGATCTACGGCAATAGGTATTTACGGACTCGACCCCAATAGGCTCGTGTTGAATCTTTCTTATCCCCCCTTGGTCCTCCATTCCATATTCGAGCCCAACGTTCTGGTGTGCCGTTGGGTGCCCACATCAATAGATATCGTACGCAGATTTCTACGGATGCTTTCAAATCACGACGGTCGGCTGGCGTATAGGTAGTACCATATTTACGATTAACGTCGGTTATTACAATCACGTGGATTTGTAAGGGTCCTACCGCGCGGCCGTCGTCTCCGTCTCGTTTGTCGCGACCGCCAGAAGATTCTTCCATACAAATTGCGGTAATTGTTCGGACTAAATCTCTTTGTTGGGATTTAGAGATTGTGGGATTCAGGGATAAAATACAGAAGGCTAATGTAATCATCATTCAAGTTTCCTGATTAGACGTTGGTTGATGTCTAGGAGATACGAATCTTCTAATACGTTCCATATATCGGTTATTTGGTACATGGACTTTAGCTTTAAGCTAGATAGTTAAGATTTTTTACGTTTCAGCCCTATTACGCATAATATATAAGCCCCTAGCATCCCACGTAACAGCCTAACTCCTTTCCTCCTACCCCATAATACCCCCTAACGATTTCACGCCCTTATACGTAAGATTTTGGTATTTCTCAGCGCTTTAATATGTACGCGCGTAAGGGCCATGCGAAATTTATAGATTTGGGATGCAACAGGCGGTAAATTTTAAGCTGACGCTTGGTACGATTGGGATTGATTTATATAGGAGATGATACGATGCTCAAAAATTCAGCAACGATGGGCAAAACGTTTCATCGCGTTGTCTGCAATCTCAAACCAAAGGACATGAGGCTAGATAACTTACAGGGTAAAGAATATCTGGTTGTGCCTATGGTTATGCTACTGGAGGGGGTACACAACGGAAGCGAAGGGGCATATTTCTATCCTGCCAAAGAACTCAAGAAGCGCCCCATGATGTGGAATTCTAAACCCATTGTGGTTTATCATCCCAGTGAGCCTAGTGCCTGCTCCCCTTTGGTTCTCAATACGCGTGGTATCGGTACTATCATGAACACCAAATGCGTAAAAGGCAAACTGTCTGCTGAAGCTTGGTTGGATAAGGACCGGGTGGAATTGATTGATAATCGTATTTCGGATGCTATCACAAAGAAAGAAATATTGGAGGTGTCTACCGGGTTGTTTGCTGATAGTGACGAGACTCCAGGTGTGTGGAATGATGAAGAGTATCAGGGCACACTATCTAATATCGGCCCTGATCATCTAGCTATTCTGCCGGATCAAATTGGTGCGTGTTCTGTTGAGGATGGTGCTGGGTTATATCGTAACCAAGCCAATGAGAAAATACATATTTCCCCAGCTTGGTTAAAACGATTTGAAAACGAACAGTCGTCTAACGAGTTGCGGACTGCTTTGAACGAAGCCATCTATAAGGATGGTGAATACAATTGGGTGGAAGATGTTTTTGATACGTACTTTATCTATTCCACAGATAATGGCAACAAATTGTTCAAGCGTGATTTCAAGGCCGATGGTGATGTTATCACATTAGAAGGGTTGCCGGAGGAGGTGGTCCGAAAAATAAGTTATCCCGTAGCGAATGTAAACGTACACAACAAAAATGAAGTTGCTAATTTGAAAGGGAGTACAATGGATCGCACAAAAGCGATTAATAGTCTCATCGCCAATAAAGCAACCCAGTGGGAGGAAGATGACCGTGAGTTTCTTAATGGGTTGAAGGATGAGCAGCTGGAGAAATTGGAGCCTGTGAAAAACGAGGAGAAAGAGACCAAGCCCAAAGCTAAGCCCGAAGCCAAGCCCGACGTGATTGACGATAAGGTGGAAAATAAGGAGACGCCGAAAGTCGAACCGCAAACGGATGAGGAGTATCTAAACTCTATGCCCCCGGCATTTCGCAAGCGCTGGGAAACACTCGTTCATAACGAGGAGGCCGAGAAGGATCGGCTCATTGATATCATCACCAAGAACGAAAAGAGTAAGTTTACTCCGGAATGGCTCAAGACGCAGGATGTTGAGATGCTACAAAATCTTGCCGTTCTGGCCAAAGACGAAATCACGGATACCCAAGACAACGTGCCAAATGTACTGCGTTTCAACTATGAAGGGCAGGGTGATCCCGTAGCCAACGGCGATACATCGAACGTGCCGAAGTTGGGTTTGCCTGTGACGTTCGACCAGAAGAAAGCGGAAAAGACAGCTTAGCATTATTGGTTGGGGCAATAACAAAAAAACAACAACACACGTAAATAGGAGATATGACAATGGCACTTAGTAAGCAGATGATTGCCGTCAAAAACTTTGGTGGTGTGGTCTACCACGAGCGGGATGCCGCAGAGGCTGGGATTTATCCCGGCATGGCATTGAAAATCGACAGTGATGACGAGTACGCCATCTTTGACACCGAGGGTGGTGATGGTCCTTTGGTCGTTGCGATTGAGGATGCCTTGCAAGGTAAAACAGTGAGCGATGTTTACGTTCTCGCCTATCCAGTGCGTGCAATACAATTCCGGGCTGGCGAAGAGTTTCACGGCCTCGTCCCTGCTGGACAGGATATCACGCACGGCGAAATGCTTACGCGAAATGATTCCGGGCTGTTCATCAGCAATTCCGACAGTGGTGATAAGGGCGATACAGTAGCCCAAGCGCTGGAGGATGAGGAAATCGGTAGTGGGGCAGACAGCGTGCTTGTGCGCATGGTAGCTGTGTAACGATTAGTCAGGGATTGATCGTATCAAAACAAAACACAACAGATTACATTGAATGAAAGGAAGTAAAATGGAGCGTCGAACTTTGAATGCACAGATTGGCGGATTGGACGGTCCCAGTCTCCTGAAGCTTATGGATGCTGAGGGCGATCCCGGTATTCTGCGTCCGTTTCAGCATGATGGTAAGTGTTACGTAGAATTGTGGAATAAAAGCAAAGGCGAACGGGAAACGCATCGGGTGCCCCACAATACAGCAACGTTGCCGCATGAGGTGTGGCTGGAAATCGATCAGACTGTTACGCGTGCTATGCGTAAGCGTCTGAAGGCTGTGGCTGATGTGGAAGAGGCCGGTCTCGTCCGCAACATTCCCAATGGTTTCGCCGTACAGGCACTTATGACCCAGCGGGCCAGTCGTGTTGGGACTGCAAACCTTGGAATGGACCCGATGCAAACAGGTCCCAAGGATCGGCACGTGAACGATACGGTTCTGATTCCCCTGCCTTGTATTTGGGCTGATTGGGGTTTTGGAGCGCGTGAACTGGCCGTTAGTCGTCGAGGTGGATTGCCGTTGGATTTGGCTTCGGCAGAGGATCAGGCGTTTGCTTGTGCCGAACTAGCTGAGAAGATGCTTATCGGTAACAGCGAGTATGATCAGTATCAGTACATCGCCAATGCCAAGATTTGGGGTTATACCGATTTCACCTCGCGTGTTACAGGCACCATTACTATTCCGACTGCTGATGCTTGGGTTGGATCAACACTGTTGGGTGAACTTCTTACGGCTATCCAGGCATTGATCGCGGTTAAGAAGTATGGCCCTTACATGATGTACCTGGCTCCGGCTTGGTCGCGGTATTTGGAAAACGATTATCTGTCCACGACTGCCGGACAGACGACCACAATCACCACACGTGAGCGTATTCTGAAACACGGCGAAATTCAGGATATTCGCAGCCTTGACTATCTGACAGGTTGGGACATTCTGCTCGTCCAGATGGAAACGGAAACCGTGCGTGAAATCATCGGCATGGATTGGACTACGGTTCAGTGGGAAGAGCAAGGTGGTAATTTGCTTAACTGGCGTATCCTGGGAATTCGTGTGCCACAGATTCGCAGCGACTACGACGGGAACTGCGGTGTGTGCCATCTGACTGTCGCGACGTAGTTCTAGTTGTGTTTTAGTGAAAGTTGATAATCTCGTTTGGAAAGGCGAATAACATGTTGTTTCGATTGAAGATGCAGGATGAGCAGGGTAATAAGGTTGGCATTCATATTGTGGGCGATACGACTTATCATCCTGGGGATACGATTGAAAGTGCGGTTGATCTGTGCAAGCTTGTCCGTAACAAGTTTGAGTTGGTGGCTCCGGACGTCAACGTACCCCGTCCTGTGATTCCAGTAGTCACTTCCACCGAACGGAACGGAGGGGCGATGTTCGGCTTTCGCCCCTCCAGTTCCAAAGTGCTCAATTTAACAGAGGACTATCCGCAAGCGCAGGCGGTCGGCGTTGAGGTGTTGTATAATACGCAGACAAAACGGTTTGCGGTGAGGAAAGACAAGCACATCCTTGTTAGGGTGAGCAAGATCGTATCGTTGGAAAACTATCTGGACGGACTTGTAAAGTAAGCTATGTCTGTTTGGACGATAGATCCTGTTTGGCTAGGTGGTGATGTGTTTATCATCGGCGGTGGCCATAGTTTGCAAAAGATGAAGTTTGATTGGTCGTTGTTACATGATGAACACACGATTGGATGTAATGATGCCTACAAATGGGGTGAGCGGGTTTGCAAACTATGTTTTTTTGGAGACATGACGTGGTATAAACACCACAGAGATAATTTGTCTCGATTCTCTAATCCAGTTTTTACCAACGTTACAGGACTTAAGAAGACTAAAGATTTGTGGTTGTGGTTTGTGAAGCGGTACGGTACGGGACTACATCCGGACGGTATTGGTTGGAATGGCAACACGGGTGCAGCTGCCATTAACCTAGCTATATTGTTGGGAGCCCAACGAATCTACTTATTGGGTTTTGATATGCAACGAATAGATGACAAATCTAATTGGCATGTTGATAACGTTAGACCTGCGGCAACCGCACCCAAGATTTATGAAATGTTTGTTAGATGTTTCAAAAGGCTTGTGCACGATTGGAAAGCAAAGTTTTCTGATGTTGAAATCTACAATGTTACAGATTGTAGTGCTTTGTCGTCTGATCTTATTCCTTGGCTGAATCCAACTGAGTTTTGGGCTGCGCGTACGTGTGAGAAAGGGATCGACTGATGGCTGTCAGGACAACGGAAGCTTTGGTTGGCACAATAGTCGAGTTGGATTCGGATACGTCTGTTGATTCCATCATCACGGTTGCGAATGTCATCGTGACCAAACATTGTACTGATACTGCTTTGACAGCGACTGAATTGGAATTGATTGAACGGTATCTAACGGCTCATTTGTATTCGTTGAAGTACAGGCGAACGATTTCGGAAAAAGTGAGTACAATCGCGGATACTTTTCAACATTCCGAGGATCTTGGTTTCAATTCGACGGAGTTTGGCCAAACTGCAATGAGGTTGGATTGGAGTGGCGCGCTTGCGGCACTGGACAAATCGATGAAAGAGGGTTTAGGGAGAACGGTTGACTTGGATTGGGCGGGTACAGAAAATCCCAATTCAACGGAAACCAGTTCATGAGGAGGCACAATGGATAGTTCGCCATTAACACAGCTTGGGATTGGCGGTATTTTTTGCATCGTTGTTTTGAGGGAGGTTTTTGGATTTCTAAATCGAACCAAGAGTAACGGAACCAAGGGTAACGGAAGTTTGAAACAAGTTGTGACTAGGGATGAGTTGGACCGCAAATTTAGCACTGTCCAACACACTGACAATTGCCAACAGATAGTTAGACGGTTTGACATCATGTTTGAAACGATTGTTGCGCAGCGAAAGGAAGATTTGGAGGCACAGAAAGAAAATCGTACAGCACAGGACACTCAGTTTGAAAGAATGATAGTTACACTGAATAGGGTCCAGGTTTTGGTTGAGAAAACAGATGCCTAATAAAAGCCGTATCCAAAATCAGGATTGTGTGTATTGGCCCCTGGATCTCACTGAGTCTGGTGCTCAGAGTTTCAATAGCTATGGGGAGCCACAGTTTGCAACTCCTCAAGCGTTGAAATGTCGTTGGGAGGGAAGAATAGAAAAGTTTATGGATGATAAGGGAGAGGAGGTTGTAAGCAAAGCTGTAGTAATGGTGGATGGTGTTGCGGTGGGTGGTGTTTTGATGGAAGGTGAGTTGACGGATATAACGGACGCCGACAACCCATTGCTGAATGACGGAGCGTACCAAATCAAACGATACGATACAGTGCCCAATAGAAAAGCTACTGTGATGTTTAGGTGGGCGTACTTGTAATGGCAAGGATAACACATGTTACTGGTGTTTCAAGTATCATGGCGAAACTCCGTGCGGTTGGCATGCAGCAGGGAATGCTTATGGAGGGACGTCTCAAAAGGGCCGGTTTGTTTGTTCAGCGGGAAAGTCAAAAAGTGGTGCCTGTGGAATATGCGGTGTTGAAAAATTCAGCCTTCACACGCAAATTGAAAGGGATTGGATTTACAGCTGATATTGCTGTTGGCTATACGGCTTTTTATGCTGCGTATGTCCACGAGGATTTGCAGGCTAGGCATAAACCGGGAAAGAAAGCAAAGTATCTTGAACATCCAGTAATAGAGAATCGCAGAAAGATACTTGCTATCATAGCGGGCACGATATGACGTGGTATAAAGGGAGATAATTATGGCGGGTACTTGGGACTTCAAGCTGGCTGTTGAGGATAGTGAAAATCAGATTGTAAGGATCAACGCCACACGATCCGACGATGCCACAAATCCTCCAACTACTGTATCTGTTGCTCTCAGCGCTGATATTTCAACCCCGGAATTGAAGTTGGCCGCTTTGGATAGGTTATGGGCAAAATACGAGACTATCACAACCAAAGCTGCTGCGATTAAAAATGTTTTGGGTACGTTGGAAGCGGCAGCTAAAGCAAATTTTGAAGCACGGGAGGCATAAGATGCTCGCAAAATACTTTAGATTTCGAGTGCTCAGTGCTCTTGATTTGACGTTGACTTTCAACGATGGTGCCGTCATTGAGGTGACGTGGATTCCTTGGAAGTTTGATGGCGGGGCCAGAAGTAACGGGGCTGAGGTCAAGCAGAATTCTGCTTTCCTGACGACTGGTGGATCGCTGGCAGCTGCTGCTGAAACTGAGGGGACTGTGGTCGATAACAGTTCCGATTTGTATCTCGGTCTCAATGGAACCTTCCGCGTCGTCGCCGATCTGACCAGTAGCGATGGTACGATGTATCTCTATGTCGAAGAATCAACAGACAACAGCGTATGGCCCTCCGATCAAGCCGACTTCGATATTGAACTACACATGGATTTTGTCTGTGCGTTGCAAATGAGTACAGACGCTGCTGATGAAGGGGCGGCTAAAAACTTTAGTCTCTGACGACAATGCCTATCTTCGCTCCATCCAAATTGGTTCTCCCCGGCACTGATGGTCTCGTCGGCCTGTGGGACCCGTCTATCCAGGGAGCGGGCGGAACAAAGCTTGTCGATCTGAGCGGGTATAATTCGCATGGAACGTTTGGCACGTCTTCGGATGTGTCATGGGAAACGACTTCGCGGGGTGTCTCGCTTTACTTCGATGGTTCCTCAGTCGGCGTTAGCGGTGTCCCCAAGAATCTCACAGGATATCCGTTCTCAGTTTCATTGTGGACGCGATCGACTGCAACGACGTGGTCAACTTTGTTCTGGATGGGGGATGGCACTAGGACTGACAAGATGTTCGTTGTATGGTTTCGGAATGTCTCCGGCCATATAACGATTTCCGCCAGAAATGCAAGTGAGAAGTACACTGCTTCCACCAACGCATTCAACGATGGGAACTGGCATCACGTCGTGGCCGTGTTTGCTACGGCGACTGATAGGCGTCTTTACGTGGACGGCAATTTAGAGGCGTCCAATGCGTCTTCAGTCCCGTTCATTACATCGATGAACAAGTGGACGCTTGGCCTTGCCGGTGACTCGTCCCCCGGTGCTGCATACGAAGGGCACTTGGATTCTGTCTCGCTCTATAATTGCGAGCTTAGCCCTTCTGTAATCCGTAGTTTCTACCGCGATTCCCGCCAGATGTTCCGCCGCGAGCCCATCGAGTTCTGGGGGGCGTTGGTCGGCAGTGGTGGGACATCCCAGGCTTTAGCGGGAGTAATTGCAGCTCAAGCGGCTGTGACTGGTTCTATGTCTCTTGCGGCATCGTTAGCGGGGTCTACAGCAGCCGTATCCACTGTCTCAGCTGCGATCTCGGTCGGTATGGGTATATCTGGCCTTATTACGGGTACAACGGCTCTAACAGGCCGTGTGGCGGTTGTACGGGGTATCAGTGGAGCTATCGCGGCGGTTACAACCGTTTCGGGCGGTTTAACCGTTGCTCGAAACATACAAGGAGCAATAGCAAGTCAATCGGTCGTCAGTGGTTCACTTTCAACAGATAAAAAGTTGGCAGGATTAACGACAGTTCAATCTGTCGTAAGTGGTTCGCTTTCAACAGATAAAAAGTTGGCAGGATTAACGACAGTTCAATCGGTCGTCAGTGGTTCACTTTCAACAGATAAAAAGTTGGCAGGATTAACGACAGTTCAATCTGTCGTAAGTGGTTCGCTTTCAACAGATAAAAAGTTGGCAGGATTAACGACAGTTCAATCG